CTTCACGAAGAAGACTTTCTCCCGCATCAGTGGGAATTCCTGAATTCTTGGGACAGGACGCTTGGACTGGTGGGCGGTCTTGGTTCAGGAAAGAGCGTGGCGTTCCTGTTCAAGACACTGATATGCCTGATGAGCCGTCCTGGTGCGAATGCGAAAGCGAATATAGGCATAGGCTATCCTACTTATGATATGGGAAAGAATATCTTTTTCTATCCATTCTGCGAGCTTCTGGAGAATTGCAATGTTCCATTCACTGCCAATACTTCAGAACTTCAGATTACCTGTGTATTTGGCAGAGTCGCTATCAAATCGCTTCAGCATCCAGAGCGTATCATAGGCGAGACCTTCACGGATGCAGGTATAGACGAACTGGACTCTATCCCTATGCCGAAAGGACTGCGTATAGTGAAGCGCTTCCGTGAAAGGCTCAGAGGTCGCACAGATTCGCAATTCTATCTCGTGAGCTCACCTGAAGGATTTTCCACTTGTTATGAAATATTGCAACATAGTCCTAATCCTGATACAAAGCTCATTCGGGCAAAGACTTATGATAATTATCACCTCAGCAAGTCTTATATAGACGACATTCTGGCGAGCTATGACAGAAATATGGCACGAGCTTATCTGGAGGGCGAATTCGTGAATCTGAATTCCTTGGCAGCATATTACGCATTCCAGCGAGAACGACACATTGCTGAAGTCCCGAAACCTGAAAGAGGCACGATGCTTCATATAGGTGTCGATTTCAATGTGCATCCTATGACTGCGTGTGTGGGATATTTCGATGGCGATGTATACAAGGTCTTCAGTGAATACTATGTCCTGAATTCTAATACTTTTATGCTGGCAGACTTGATTTATGCTGATTATGGCGGAGACTATCCTATCATCATTTACCCTGACCCGACTGGTGGTTCACGGAAAACGAGTTCTGATATCTCTGATCTGGAAATACTTCAGCGAAAAGGTTTCGAACTCAGATATAGATATGGCTTCACTCAGCGTCATAGCCTGAATCTCACGAATGGTGCATTCGACCACGATCGCATAATTATAGACCCGTCGTGCACGCATCTTATAGCAGACCTTGAGCAGGTCGTGACTGATAATTATGGGCAGATAGAGAAGCCTGCAGGAACGATGCTGACGCATATATCTGATGCATTGCGAAATGTCATTCTTATCAATTCGCTGGAAAAAGAACAGAATAGGGATTGGGTGCGAGTATGAGCTATTCGGAAATTCTAATTCAGGCATCACAAGTTCAGGCACTGATAGAGAACGAAGAGAGACGAAAAGAACGGGCTTTCAAGGCTCTGTGCTATTATGACGATATCCAGGAACCGTTTCTGGAGAAAGCTCTCAGATACAGATATCCCAATACTTATGCAGATGTATTGCCTTTTATGGTCACTATCCCGCTAACGAAATCAATGGTGCGTCAGCTGGCAAAGCTATTTCAGAACGATCCCGCAATTAATCTCAGGGGCATTGACGAGACTTCAGCCGTAGCTCAGGAATTCACGAAGCTATTAGACGAATGTAGGCTCTATCAGGTCTTAGGGCAGATTGATAGTATCTGTGAGACCTGCCATCAGGTAGGTGTCTTGCCGCATTACGATGCCAAGCGGGATAGAGTCTATCTTCAGCTCATAACGCCTGACAAGGTGACTGTATGGCAGAATGAGAAAGACCCGACACAATTAGACGCACTCGCATATCCTATTCTGAATCGTGAGAATACGCTCATCGCTCAGAAAGGCAATCGCTATGCGTTCTGGACTGAAGATACATATCAGGAAATTGAAATCCTGATGAATGGAAAGATAGAGCCTATACCTGGCACGGAAGCTCCCAATGTCTATGGACGCATTCCCGTGATATGGTTTTCTATTGAATTGCCAATGAATCGCTTTTGGATTGATAGTGGATATCCTATCGTGAATGCGAATGAGACCGCTAATCTGCAATTGACTGCATTCAATATGGGCGTAGACTTCCAGTCTTTCGCTACGATGGTCACAGAAGGTATGCCAGAATCTCAGGTCATTACCTCGAATGTGAGCAGATTTCTCAATATCCCGAAAGACAAAATCACGGGAACACTCCAAGGCAAAGCCTACTATATAAATCCTGGCGTAAATCTGAACAGCATCTGGCAGGTCATCAATGACCAGATATCGCTTGCTGCTGCATTGCTTGGCATTTCTACGGACTTCATTCGTGGTGGTGCGAACTATTCTTCAGGCTATCAGCTCCGTCTTTCAATGACAGGCGTGATAGACCACAATCAGGCGAAACGCTCAGTATATCGTGAGTCCATTCGTGAGCTCGTGCAAATCATAATGGATTGCAAGAGAATATACGGGAAAGTCAATCTGCCTACCGATGCAGACATAATCATAGACTATGCCGATGTTCAGGTCACACCGAACCAGATGGAGCTGGAGCAGATACGCACACTGAAACTGGCTAATGGCACAATGTCCATAATAGATGCCATAATGGAAGATAATCAGGACTTAGACCGCCAAAGTGCAATTGAGCGCAAGAAGCAGATAGATAGCGAGAATGCGATATATCGCACTCCTAATCTTACAACGGGAATGTTCGAATAATGTATGACAAAATCTTAGATGAGCAAATAGAGTGGTTCGAAAGAAACCTGGATAAAGTTTTGACTGCGTTCCAGAAAAGAATAGAGACGCTCATAGGCGACCTGCAGACTACCAATGGCATTCTCATCTATAGCGATATCAATGTCCAGCAGGCGTATCAGAGCTATGCGGCACTTCAGCAGATGCTTCAGGAAAGCGGTTTCAATGAGCTCGTGCAGGCGGCACAAGAGAAAGAGAACGATATCCTGAAGTATATGCGTGAACACCGACCAGATGGTGCCGTACCTCTCGCATTCACAATGCAGACCGCAGAAAAGCTTCAGGGTATGTCCGCCATCTATGCCACGCAGTTTCAATCAGTGGCAGCACAAGAGATGCGAAACATCCAGCAGATAATAGTGAAGAGCGTCATAGCAGGCATAGACAGTGAAGATGCTATCCAGCAGATACGGAATGTGCTGGAAAATAACCTGAAAAGATATGCAACGACCTATTTCAATACGAGCAGAGGAGAATTCATTCAGGCAGTAGAATACGCCACGAAAGATGAATATGAAGGCGAGCTATTCTGGGAATATCAGGGACCGATAGATGACCTGACTCGTCCCGCCTGCAGAATAGGAATGGGCATTGATCCCGATGGCAGATATCCGAATGCACCGTTCTTCACTGATGAGGAACGCATACAGTTCGAAGCTGAAACTGCAGGCGAGCGTGAATACAATTGCAGGCACGATTTCATCCAGATAGAACCTGAATACTATTGGGAGAATGTAGGAAAATGATTGACAATAATTTTCATAAAATAATATTTGCATTCGTGCAAGAAAAGATTATAATTATAGGAGTAAAACAATGGCTATAAAAGAGATTCTGGATAGAATCAAGTCAACTCTCGGTGCAGATGCACCAGCGGAAATCAGTGCTCTCATAGCGGATGCAGTGAGAGAGGCGCAAGACATCCTGGATAGCCTCAGTGCCGCTAACAAGGAAAGTGCGACACGAAAAGCTAAGATACGGGAACTGGAAGCAGAGCTGGAAGCGAAAAATTCCGAGCTGGAAAAAGCTTCAAGCTCAAATACCAAAGCGGAATTGGAAAGACTGAAGAAAATTGAGGCAGAATATCTCGCACACAAGCAAGAAGAAGAGCAGAAACTCATTCAAGCTTGGCAAGAGAAAGCTAAGATTTTCGAGGTCAAGGACACCGACCCGCTCTATGAGACCGTAAGCAAGATAAAAGACAAATTCGTTCTGGAGGGCGATATCACACCCGAAATCGCTCAGAAAAATCTTGCTGCTATGCAACTATTAGAAACTGCTGGTGTGTTCAATCCACCCGCAAAAGAAGCTTCAGGATACGCTCCTGCAGCTGGAACAGACAAACAAAGCTCGTATTATACATTCGGGCAGGAATTAAAAAACAGAAAGAGGTAAATAAATGAACATAAGAGACTTACTGCTGGACATTAAGTCACCCCAAGCTCCCGTGATTTCCGAAGTAGTGAAAGCTCTGGGGATATTGGATACCGCACAGGTCGGCTTCAGTTCCGACTTTCTGCGTCACGAATATGAAGTTCTGAAAGAGGATGGTGAGGCAGCGATACGCTCAGTGAATGGCTCTATCATATCCACAATGGAGAATACGATTATGGCAAGTATCCAGCTCCCAACCATTCAAAGACTGGTCACTATAGACCAAATAATCAAAATGAAGTATGGCAGTATAGAAGCTTTTCTGGATAGCAAAAGCAGAACTTCTACCTATATCAGAAGCATAATGCAGAAACTCGCTCAAGCTGTGATATATGGAGACGATCCTACTGTTGGCGTGCCAGGTGCTTTCAAGGGATTACGCCAGATAGCGAAAGCTAATGGACAACTGATAGGCAGTTTAGGTGGAACTGATGGTTCCAGTACTTCTATTCTGGCAGTGCATTGGGCAGAGGGTGAGACTCAGATAGTGATACCAGAACAGCAGAATGGCAATCTCGTGCAGATGGAGCTCGTAGGTGGTGGAACGCTTCAGGCTCCCACTGCTGATACAACTACTGGAGCCAAGAACCTGAACTATAGTGTCAGCTTCTGGACGAATGCAGCCTTACAGTGCGGATCAAAATATAGCGTCGCCGCCATAAACAAAATAGATGCCACACATAAACCTACAGCTTCTATGATAGACGAGCTCATTGATGCGGTGAAAGGTATGGCTGATGGAAATACTTTCCTGTATATGAACAGAACAGCTCGCAGATACTTGAAAGAATTGAAATACAATAAATTGGAAATCGCTCCTAGTGATAGTATCAATACAATGGTGGCAACCTGGGACAATATTCCAGTAATACTGGACGAAATGATAGTGAACAATGAACCCGCTTCATTGAACTGATAGGAGGAAAAATGGGATACAAAAATAGAGCGTATGTAATAGACGAAAGTCTAGTTTTGAGCAAGGCTCAAGCTTTACCAAATGCAGCCAGCGGGGATTCTACTAATGTAGTGAAATATGGCGGAAATAGTCTCGGCTATGCTAAAATAGTGGTAAAAGCTCATTCTGCTGTAAGTATAGCGAAAGATAAAGCACTTACTATCGTAGCCAGTTATGGTGCCACAAGCACACCGACTGATACATTGAGCAAGGTCTTATATACCGCAACTGCAGGTACAGGTGGCATAACTTTCGCTCCTGGTGATACTATCTGTGAGGAGATAATTCCTGATAGTCTGCCAGATGATTATCGTTATGTAAAATTGACTTATACAACAACAGATAATGAAAGTTCAGATACCGTAGACGCTTATGTGGTGATGACTTAAGCCTGTTAGCAGGTTGGGGACGGGTGGCGGTTTTGCTCCTTTTACCGCCACCTACTTTGAGGTGAGATTATGAGTTATGACGATATTACACTGAGCACGCT